TTTTTAAAAATATACCAGACGGAACATTTTTTCCCGTAATAGTTAACAATGTTTGGGCTACTTATGACTCAGATATTTTAGTAACAACTTGTTCTAATATAGTAGCCCTTTACTAATGGGGTGGGGAATTGGCATTGGTATAGGCTGGCCTAACGCAAGTGCAGGTATCTCCTATGCAAAAAAATTAATTAAAGCTTTTAAAGAAAGAGTTTTATCGTATCCAAATAGTATATTTGAAGCAGAAGCGTGTTTAGACACCACATTAACTGAATTAAACGCTATAGGATTACTTAAAGAGGCTTCTTTAGTTATTACGCCTAATGCGTATAACGAAGGCATATTATATGATGTAGTTCCAAACACTACGTTAGGCGATATGAATGTAGTTCGCGCTACAACTGCAACTAGAGTTAATAGCGCTGGATTGATTGAGGTAGTGCCGAGAAATTTATTAGGTTATAGTGAGCAATTTGATAATATTTATTGGGGAAAAGACGCTGGATTTGTTATTACCCCTAATGTTGAAATAAGCCCAAGCGGAACAATGACCGCTGATAGATTAGATATTTCTGCTACTGGGGCTTTGTATCGCGCTGGAACTACTGTTGTTTCTGGTACTATTTATACATCTTCTATATATATTAAAGCCGAAGGAGTAAATATAGGTAGAACAATAACGCTTGAAATAACACCTACGCTTTTAAGAAATACTATTACTTTAACAGGAGAATGGCAAAGAATAAGTGCTAGTACAACTGCTTCAACTTCTGCTTTAAATTTTGTTATTAGGAAATTAATTACAGATACAGCTACGTCTTTTTACATCTGGGGTGCTCAATTAGAACAAGGTTTATTAACAGAATATTTCCCAACTACAACACGTTTAAACATTCCTCGTATTGATTACACAAACGGTAGTTGTCCGAGTTTATTGGTAGAACCTCAGAGAACAAATTTAGCTTTAAATAGTGATGGAAATTTAAGTACATACAATACAAATGTAAACGTTACTAATGCATCAAGTTCTTTTAATTCGTTTTCTAATGCAATACAATTTCCAAGTACAGGTACAAGCGCGGCTTATAAAACAGTAAGTACAACAGTTCAAACTTATGCTATTTCTGTTTTTATAAAAATGGATGATAATTCAGTACCAATACTTTCTGCAAGTTCTGCAACGGGGAATGTTTGTTTAATTATAGCGGGTAGTTTTGTTACAAATAATTTAAAAGTTGAAAGTTATGGTAATAATGTTTATAGATTAAGTGGAACAGGAGCGAGTTCAGGAATTAATAGTAATAATGGCGTAGTTAGATTAGACACACAAGTATTAAAATCTTTTAAAATTACAGGAATACAATTAGAAGCAGGTACTTATCCAACTTCATACATCCCAACAGTAGCAAGTATTCAAACGAGAAACACTGATGTTATTAGTAAAACAGGTATAAGTAGTTTAATAGGGCAAACAGAGGGTGTTATGTTTGTTGAAAGTGCTGCTTTAGCAAACGATTCTTCCCCAAGAACGCTCTCTATATCAGATGGTACTTTAGCTAATAGAATAGTATTATATTACGCTGAGGCTTCAAACACAATTAGAGTGCTTATTGTTGCCAATAATATTGCAACTGCCGACTTTAGTTATGTTATTAACGATGAAACACAATTTAATAAAATTGCAATAAGATACAGTAATGTTTCTGGAAGTTCTTTGTGGATAAATGGAATAAATGTTAATTCAAACTTATCTACTGCAATTCCGATTAATATGAGTAGAATTGCTCTTGATAGAGGAACTTCTGCTTTTATTTATTTTTCAAAAATAAAACAATTACAACTTTACAAAACTGCTTTAACAGACACAGAACTTGCGCAATTAACAACAATATAATGGAAATTTATAAATTAAATTACATAGACAAAGAAACTGCAATTGCTGATTTATTAGCTAAAGGAGTTTATGTAGAAACTACATTTAAAGATGTTACTTCATTAACTTATGGACAAGGAGTTCAAGCAGTTGTTGAGATTGGTAAAATAATTGAAATTCCGGGTACTTATGATGAACAAGGGAATGTAATTACAGAACCTATTTACTATGATGGGTATGCTTACGATGTAATGTGCGTGCAAGAGATTGTTTTTGAAAGCGAAATATTTCCTGTAGATTGCAAACATAGCTTTATGGGTTATGACCAAAACGCTGACGGACCTGTAAATGAAGTAGTAATAACAGAATAAAACAGGTGATTAAATAACTATAACAATTAAATTAAATAAAATGGAACAAACAAAAAAAATTACAACAGAACAATTAGACACTATTGTTAAAGGTCAAAAAGAATTAAATTCCTTATTGATTAACATAGGCGTCTTAGAATCACAAAAACACGGTTTACTACATCAAATTGCGGAAGTAAATAAATTCAATGAAGAGTTTAAATCTGGATTACAAGAAGAGTATGGTGCAATTAATATTAGCCTGGAAGATGGCTCTTATACTTTGGTAGAGGATACAAAAGAACCGGAGGCTAAACTTGATATAGTGTAATAATGGATTCAGTTATAAGAAAAATAAGTATTGGTACGGACTATAAGAACGAGGCAATGCACTACTCTATTGGACAACAAGTATATGGGGGACATGAAATTGCTTATATCAAGTTAGATCAAGCAGATTCTTCTTATAACATATATATAAAAAAAGGAGATGAAATTATGCCTTGGAAAAAATTCAACGCAAACATGGCAGTCTCAACAGAATATGATTTGGAATACTAATGAAAAGTGTATTTAATTTTATCGTAAAGCCATTAGGCGAAAGATACGATAACAAAATTAACGTAGAAGGCAAAGAGCTAATACTAAATACGAAAATAGAAAGTTTTAAGTCTGTGAATAACTTAGCGGAGGTAATATCTACCCCGCTAGCTTATTCAAGTGATATAAAAGTAGGCGATATTGTTGTTATACATCATAATGTTTTTAGAAGATTCTATGACATTAGAGGTAATCAAAAAAATAGTAGAGCATACTTTGTGGACAATATGTACTTCTGTGATATAGATCAAATTTATTTATATAAATCGGAAGACAAATGGAAAACTCTAGGAGATAGATGTTTTATAAAGCCATTAAAAAATATTGACTATTTAAAGCTTGATAAGGAGCAACGCCTTATTGGTATACTAAAATATGGAAATAGCTCGTTAAAAGAGCTTAAAATAAACGAGGGAGACCTTGTAGGTTACACTCCTTATGGTGAGTTTGATTTTATCATAGACGGAGAACGACTTTATTGTATGAAATCTAATGATATTGTAATTAAATATGAATATAAAGGAAACGAAGCAAGCTATAATCCGAAGTGGGCACAAAGCGGTTCTTGAGTTAATTAAAGTTGCTGAAGAAGCAATCTTAAATAACGGGGATGATGATTTAAGCGCAGATAAATTAAAGAACGCTGCAGCAACAAAAAAGCTAGCTATCTTTGACGCTTTTGAAATACTAAGTCGCATTGAAGACGAAGAAAAGTTATTAGCTGAAGTAGCTAAAGAAACTGAAGCAAAAGTATTTAAAGGTTTTGCAGAAGGGAGATCTAAATAATGTACGAGCAAACTTTATATAAAATAATACCAGACTATATAAAGTCAAGTGTTATTAAGCAGAACAATCGTTTAAAAAAATGGAAGTATGGATATAATAAAGACCATGATGTGGTTGTTATTAGTAAGACTGGAAAGATTGGCGAGATTATTGAAATCCAAAATTTAAAAATAGCTTTACCATTATCTGAAAACGCATACTCCAGGTCTTCTAAAAAGGAAGAGCAATATTGGGAACAAATGAGTTTGCCAAAAGAAATAAGCAAAATAAAAAGCACGTTTGATTGGAATAGACAACCTGACGCATTTAAAGACAGATGGTACGATTATATTGATAACGAGTTTAAATATAGAGAAGAAGGTTTATTCTTTTACAATAACGGTAAGCCAACTTATATAGCAGGTACGCATTACATGTATCTACAATGGAGCAAGATAGATATTGGCGCTCCCGATTACAGAGAATCAAATAGATTATTTTTTATATTTTGGGAAGCTTGCAAGGCAGATTCTAGATGTTATGGAATATGTTATTTAAAGAACAGACGTTCTGGATTTTCATTTATGTCGTCTTCTGAATTAGTTAATTTAGCAACTATATCAAGCGACTCTAGATTTGGTATATTATCAAAATCAGGAGCAGATGCTAAAAAAATGTTTACTGACAAAGTGGTTCCAATATCAATAAACTATCCTTTCTTCTTTAAACCTATTCAAGATGGTATGGATAGACCTAAAACAGAATTAGCTTATAGGGTTCCAGCTTCTAAACTTACAAGAAAGAAGCTTGACGCTAATGAAAAGACCGAGGAGATGGATGGGTTAGATACAACTATTGACTGGAAAAACACAGGAGATAACAGTTATGATGGTGAAAAATTAAAACTGTTGGTTCATGATGAAAGCGGGAAATGGGAAAGACCTGACAATATATTAAACAACTGGCGAGTTACTAAAACAACTCTTAGATTAGGTAGTAAAATTATTGGTAAGTGTATGATGTGTTCAACATCAAATGCTTTAGATAAAGGAGGTGATAACTTCAAAACACTTTATAACAA